ATGGACTACGAGAAAACACATAAATGGCTGACATTCAGCTTTAATATGGGAAAACTCAGTGCTGATACTTGGGTCAAACTCGGTGAAGCACAGTCTAAATGCGAGCATTTGCTTCATTCTGCGCTTGCTCCTGAAAAAGGATCTAAATTACACCGAATTTATTTAGGAAAAGGCGCTCTCGCTACGACGGCTATTGAAGGCAATACCTTGTCTGAAGAAGAAGTAATGGGGCATCTTGAAGGAAAATTAAAACTGCCGCCTTCTAAAGAGTATTTAGGTAAAGAGATTGATAACATTATTGCAGCCTTTAATATAATTCTTAAGCGCCTTCCTGATGATAATGGTGTTCTGAGTGTCGGGGTTATAAATGAATTTAATAAAAATGTTCTCAAAGAACTCAATGTAGAGGAGGATGTTATTCCCGGGGAACTCCGTAAGCACAGTGTAGTAGTTGGCAGATACAGAGGCGCGCCGGCACAAGATCTAGATTATTTAATGCAGCGTCTTGTCGATATGCTAAACAGTTTCCCCAATGAAAAAGAAAAAAAGGTAGTTTATGGACTTTTGAAGGCGATTATTGCTCATATTTATCTAGTATGGATTCATCCTTATGGAGATGGAAATGGGAGGACTGCACGCCTCTTAGAAACTGAAATCTTACTGCAAGCAGGAGTTCCTTCATCTGCTGCTCATTTGCTGAGCAATCACTACAATGATACTAGAACAGAATATTATCGTCAGCTTGACAATGCCAGCAGAAATGGCGGGAATATTATTCCTTTTATTGATTATGCTGTTCAGGGCTTTGTGGATCAAATAAGAGGACAAATAGAAAATGTCCAAAAATGGCAACTCGAAGCGGCATGGACAAATTATGTTTATGAATATTTTAAATCTTTGCCAACTACAGCCATGCGCAGGCGCAGGGACATTCTGCTGAAAATATCCTCGTATGGACGAGAACTTCCAGCCGGAGAAAATTTGTGGCCTAATTTATACAAAGGGAAAACAGAAAAAACATTTGCGAGAGATTTAACTTATCTGATAGATAAAGGACTCCTCAAAAGGAATAACGAAGGCTATTCTCCTAACCTTGAGCCTTTAACTGAAAGATTCCCAATTCATAAAGAGCAAAAATGATGATCGCGCTCACGCATCTGCCTAAAACTCCTATTGCCAGAAAATTTGGTGAGGCTCACGCCGTTATCCCCTTGACCGCCCACATAACGGCTTCCTCAAGCTTCTGCTTGGCAATCTCTGTTTCACGGCAATCCGGCAGAACCTGCGAGAAATAATCGGCGAATTTATTGCCTTCCCGCTTTATTATCTCTGCACGCTTCTTTTGCTCTGCCGTCAGTTCCGGCGCATTGAGCCTCATCACATCTTTCATTTTATTTTCCTAACCATTCATCAGGGTAAATTATTGCCAGAGTAAGCAACAGCAACATAAAAAATAAAATCGGCGCAATGGCCACAATAGCGCAGCTCTCATTAACAGGAAGCCCACACTCTACACAGACAGTAAAGATAAGAGCCTCTATTGCGGAGAAGACAGACAACCCTGCAATCATTTTCAGCCGAAAAGTCATTTTATCTTGTCTATCCTTTCATTGCCCAAGGTGAACAGCTTCTGCAAGGCGGGAACGGCGAACATGGATATGCCGAGCGCGATAAGCCCGGCGAAAGCGACTCGCGAGAAGCTCATGCCCCATTTGGAGAACGCCCATTCATACATCGCATAGCCGCCGAACAGCCCCAGCAGAAAACCCGAGCCGACATAAGCCCAGATGACGCTGGAGAGCTCCCGTCTGCTCACCGCCGCCTGTATCGCCCCCCAGATGGCGCTCCCCGCCGCTGAGACCAAGCCGAACAGCAGCATAATCTCCGCGTCCTGAATATCCTGCTCCGTCAAGAGAGCCTGCCCGCTTTTCGCCGCCTGCGCCAAGGCATTGAGCTGAAGCCCCGCCAGAACCATGCAGATGAGAGCGGTGAGTATCAGGAATTTAGCTGTTGCCCGCATGACGCGCCGCCTCTTTTGCTCTTTCTATTTCCATCTGGCGGCAGGTCAGCCAGCCCTTTAAATACAGCCTGAACCATATATCCATCTATTTGGCTTCTTTCTTATTCCGCTCATCTATAAAATCCAGCGCGCGCTTTTCAGAAGCAAACCACCAGCACTCCTGTGCCGGGTTTTTATCTTTGCGCCAAACGGCATAGCCGTCCAGCGCGGGACCGGCGCTGTCTTTCTCTTTTTCCATGCAGTAATCGCCGATTTCGGTCATCTGTATTTCAGCTCCTCAAGCTTTTCGCGAAGCCCATTTCTGCGCTCAAGAAGCGCAGCATCTTTTTTGCTCCACTCACTATATTCAGCCGTTCCCCAGGCGGCGCGCTGATTGTTTGCGATATCCGCAAGTTTTCTCTGAACACGCCGCAACAGCCACTTCAGCAGGAGTTTTTTCATGGCATAGTCCTCCGCACCCATGTGACAGCGGCTATAAATACGAAACCGCCGCTCATGCCTAAAAAGAACATCAGCGCGCCGAATTGCGCCAGTGTAAGCTCAGCCATAAATCTCACCCATATATCCCGCGCTTGATTTTTGTCTCAATCTCATCTTTGAGCATTTCCTCCCGCGCTTTCAGCTCACGGATTCGCTTAATGCGGGCTTCCGTGAATTGGTCGGGATTTCCCGTCTGCAAGAGCGCCATCTGCCTGCGAACGCCCTCCAGCCGCGCCTCAGGATTGTCATTCCACGCCATAGCTCTCATTCCTGTCCTTTTCTGTTCCAGAATTTGCGGTTTTGCGCAAATTCGCAAGCTCTCATTCCTGTTACCTTTATCGGTGAAGGTCACATAATCAGCAGAAAATGTGACCTTTTTTCCCGAGCGGGAAAAATGCTATTTGGCTTCGCGCCCTGTGGTGTAGAGATAGCCGATCATCGCGCCGGCCGCCGGCGATTCACCGTCAGGAACAGTGATGAACCAGCTTCTGCCATAAAGCGTTGCGGGATTCTCCAAGAGCGGCGGCTCGTGCTTGATGACGCTTCCGTCCAGCATTTCCTTCAGCTTCTGAAAAGCTTCCTCATCATTGGCAACCTCAAACTGCTCAGCGGACTTCTGATGGATACCCTCAAATGGCGTGAAAAATTCATATTGCATCATTTGCTGTTCCTTTTCTCCGGCACATTGACAGTGGCGATCAGCTTTTTATGCTGAGCATCGCAAATCAGATATTGGCCGTCCAGTTTCAGCGGAATAGCGGAGGTGATATGCGTGGAAGTAATATTCACTTTGCCGGTAGTGAAATCGCAGGCGGCATTCACCCATTCGCCCTGTTTATATTGCCCTGCGCCAATGGTGAGATTGCCGTCCGTGGCTATATAAGCCTGCTTGGCCTGTGAGCAGCCGCCGAGCAGCAGCAGCGCGGTGAGGCTTGCGCAGATAAGCATTGCTTTTTTCATGATGTGTCCTTTCATTTGTTTGTCTGTTCCCTCCGCCCGCTAATTAAAGGCGAAAAACTGCCATAGACCGGTCAAGGAGCTCAGCAGCAGAAAGCCCCAGCGGACATTATTGGCGGCATATTGATTGGGATTGGCGCTTTGATTATTCAGGTAAAACTGACAGGGTTTCTCTACTGAGCCGCCGCTGAAATTCACCTTGAGACTGCCGCTATTGGGGGCGCTTGCGGCTGACAGCGCTAGCTGGGCATTGATGCGGCTCACATTCTGCAGAGAGGTGAGATTATCAGCGTCAAGGCTCCAGCAGTCAGCAATGCCGTCATTGTAGAATTTGCCGGTAGCTTCCCGCAGAACCGGCGCTGGCGCTCCCGGCTCACCTTTAGGCCCCGCCGGCCCGATGTCTCCTTTCACCCCTTGAGGCCCTGCTTTTCCCTGTGGCCCCATCGGCCCCTCCGGGCCTTTGTCGCCAGTGTCTCCTTTATCGCCTTGAGGTCCGGGCTCGCCAATATCACCCTGAGGACCCTGTGGCCCGACAGGGCCAATCGCTCCCTGTTCGCCGCGCTGTCCCTGCGCGCCGTTTTCTCCGGCAGGCCCCTGCGGGCCAATAGCGCCTGCTGCTCCCTGCGGCCCGGGTTCTCCCTGCGGGCCGATCGGCCCTTGCGGCCCGGCAGGACCCGCTGCGCCTTCAATTCCCTGTGGTCCGGGCGCGCCCTGCGGTCCGGCGGGGCCGGTGTCTCCCTTTGGCCCCTGAGGCCCGGGATTGTTGGTTTTCTCAGTATAGACAAGCGGCAGCATGACTTGCTCCACTGTGCCGCTTATTTCCGCTCCCGCTGCCCATTCCTCCGGCTTTCCCGCTATGCCGCGGGTGTAAGTGAGCTCCATCGCCCCAACATCATCAGGCGTAAAAGGCGGCATTGTCCCACTTGCTGACGCTTTGATAATCTCGCGGCAGCATGGGCCTTTAAGAACGATGTAAGTGTAAGGGTCAAGCTCACCGGCGGGAAGCTGCTGCATGGCTCGCATAATCTGCCAGTAAAAAGACGCGGGAATATAAGTCTCGTCAAAGCTGTCCCACTGATTGAGCGGCTTAGTGAGATAAGAAATGGCGTCCGGCGGCATTGGCGTGAAATAAGCCATGATTATTTCCCTTTCGGCAGGGCGTTAATCTGCGCCTGCAGATTGTCGCAGCGAATATCCAGCCCCTGCATATGCTGATTGGCCACCGCCATGAACTGGCTGAGATTGCCGTCCACCGTATCAATATGTCCATCCAGCGCGGTGGTGCGGCTCTCCAGCGCGCTCACCCGAACGCCCAGCGCGGCAATGACATCCTTGAGCGAATTTCCGCTGCCGGCGATTTCATCATTGAGCTCCTGAATGGCTTTATCCACTGCCTCTTTCAGGGCATTGAGCGCGCTGTCACTGCTGGCGATGGCATTCGCTAAATCCGCAACTGAGCTTTTATCGGCGGCGAGCGCGGAGACAATTTTGCTGACATAAGCGCCGAAATTCATCATGCCGATAGCGCCGTCGGGCGTGATGACCGGAACCTGCATTTGCGAAGTGTCAGCGGTGCGGTCAACAATAAACGGCTGCGCGCCGACATTAAGCGGCTGAGCGTAGATAACCGCGCCGGGCGGCAGAGCATTAGGGTCTTGGGCAGCCATATTCCGCCTCCTTTATACCAGCGCCCCGGTGATATTGCTTAATCCCGCAAATATGCAGGGCAGCAGCGCCATATTATTGGGCCGCGTTTCATAGCCGCCGCTCTTTATGCTGAAATCATGGGTATGTGGCTGCAGTCCGGCGCCGGTCAAAACATTGATCTTGGTATTCCAGCTCCCCGCGGAAACACCGCGGCCGCCATCACCGCCATCGGCGTTGCCCGGCTGCAAAACAGAGATTGTCTGCCAGGTGGTAGAGCCATTGCCGGTTGATGCTGTGGTGCCGCTGGCGCTGAAAGGGCCAATTTTCTGATTCTGCACCTGCCCCAGATTATTCTTGTCATCATCGCCGCCGCTGTTCGCCTTGGCGCCGTCTATCCCGCGGATAAAGAGCTGGCGCAAATCGGGCAGATTGGTGGTGGTGGCCGTGCCGCCGTGGCGATTATTCAGCTTCTGCGCCAGCAGCGGATAGCTGCTGTTCTGAAACGAGGAGCCATCGCAGACCAGCCAGCCGGTCGGCGGCGTGTCCATGTCAAAATGCGAGACATTCCCGACCAATATGCGGTTAATCAGCAGCGACAGCGCGCCGGCGGCAGACTGAGCGCCGGTTGCCTCTATGAGCTGGAAGCAGCCGCCATCAGTCTTATAAGCCTGCCAGTTTGGGTCAGACTGCAGCAGCCCATGCAGATCTTGCCGCAAATGGTGCTCGGCGCCTTGCTCCATGCCGTAAGCGGTCGGATCCCACATATGCAGATCAGGGCGGTAAACGGCGGTTATCAGAGATCCGGGCGAAAATTGCGAGGAATTGCAGCGCTGCAGGGAGTTATTGCCGGAGACAGGGTCAAACGCCTCATAAATCAGCGGCAGCCCATTGCCGTTATTGCCGCGCGCCGCCGGCGGCAGATTATTGATGCACAGAAATGGTTGATCCGGGCAGGTTCCTTGCGTAGAAGGAATGGCGAAGCGAACGACAAAGCCCGCCGGCAGAAATTGCAGCGGCTGCTGAATGGTGATCTGAATATTGGTTGCGCCATAAGTGACGGTGGTGTTGGCATAAGTGCTGTCAGCCACATAGCCGGCGAGTGAGGCCATCATCGCCCGCCCGGAATTATTGACAAGGCTCGCTGGCATGCCCTCATACCAGTTGATGCCGCTAATGCTCTGATTTTCGGTCGGAGTCTGCGACCATGAATAAATAGTTTGGTCATTTGTCTGCGCCATATCACCGCCTCACCGCGCGCCCGCGGGCTTAATGTCCATGTCAATGCCCTGCGCTTTTGTCCATTTGCTGCCATAGGGGAGTTTGAGCTGAACCTTCGCGGTTCGCGCCCGCGCGCAGATTCTGAACGCACCGTCAATCCGCGACTGTCTGGCCCATGGGGTATAAAAAGGCTGATGTCCGGCGGTCAGATCCATTTTGAGCCGGCACAGCGCGTCAAAATCAGGGTTCTCAATAATCGGCTGAATTTTATTCACCAGCCCCATGCTCTGATTGGTGTTGCCCTGCCAGGATGCCTGCAGCAGCGCTTCCTCGCTCTTGCCCGCCTGCAGCAGCACCTGCAAGCCATCGGCAGACAGAAAAGCGGGGACAAAGCCGCTGAAAAAATAGAGTGTGGTATCCAGCGAGGGATCGTTATTGCCTAAGCCTGCGCTCAGCTCATCCAGCGAGAAAGCGCGCCACGGCACTGAGCAGGCGCTCATCCCGCCATGCGTGAGCTTGCTCCATTGGTCGCGCAGCACATCATAAACCAGCGCAAACGGGGCATAATCCTCCCCGCGGGGATAATCCGGCTGTGGCGGCAGCGGCGCTTTCTTGGGGTAAAAATTCCAGTAAATGCGCATATTGCGCTCATCGGCAAAACAGGAGATGCGGCACTGCGGCACATGCACCGTCAGCACTTCGCGGATCCAATTATTGACTTTGTTAAAGCCGATGGGGGTGAGCTGGCCGCCGTCCGAGATGGAGAAAAAGCCATATTCATCCAGAAAATAAGTCGTGTCATTTAAGGATGCGGCAGAATTATAGTAAAAGCAGCCAAGCCCGGTGGCGATTTTGACCAGCGAGAAAGCGCCTGCCACATCGGCGCGGCGAGCCTGATATATGCCCTTGCGCAGCAGAATAATCGGACTGGTGCCCTGGCTGACAAACATCACCTCGCCGCCGACATCAAAATCATTATAGGAGCTTGCCTGCTGCCCGGTCTGCCACACTTCCGGCTGGCGGGTGCCGCTCCAATACATGCGGGATAGCTTTTCATCCGCGGCGAGCAGAAAGACAAACTCATTATTGCAGCAGATGGTCCGAGCATAAGGCACGGGCTGAATGGTGATGGCATCGGTCGGATTGGGCTTCTGCCATGTATTATCCACATTGCGGAAGCGCTGCAGCGCAAAATCCCAGATCTGCGGCCGCTCGCCATCGCCTGTCGCCATTGGCGTCTGCTGAAAGGAGATGAAATTCCAGCCATATTCGCCGAACACATGATAGGGATTACTGCCGGCGCCTTGACGCGAGACATTGACCCATTGCCCGGTAATGAGGCGATAAATAGCGGTCTGCGAGGCCGCAAAAATAAAGCTCTCATTATTCTCGGAAAAAGCGGCAATGGTGACGCATGGCTCCGGCAAAGACGGCAGCAGTGAGACCAATGACGGGCAGGAATCAAAGCCGCCCGTGCCGGGCAGGACATTGAGCGTCAGCTTGGAGGCGTCCTCATTCAGCAGGGCATTATCCGGCTCAAACGGTGAAAAGGGAAAATACGGCATTGATCACACCCACTTAATGTCAAAAGCTTGAATATTGCCGCTATTCGGACGCAGGAGGCAGTAAAACTGCGGCGAATTGACCGAACGGAAATATGTATCGCCGTTAATAGTGATACCGCTTCCTTCCACCCATTGAGATCCGTTCCATATCTGCATATAGCCTTTGTTCCCGAATAGCTCCCTAGCACCCGTCTTGTAATTAGCAATAGGACTATTGCCAAAAAGGCTTTTCAGGTAAATCTGCCCCAATCATCCTATGGTTTGATAGCTGAATCCGCTGTCATAAAGCTGCTTCTGCATTAAGCGGCATTGCGGAAACGGCGGCTGATTGAGCGGTGCACCGCTGCCGTTGACGGCAAAAGAAAATTGATTTCCCCAGTTCATGCCGACATAAACGCCGAAGCCCATTAAAAAGCCTTCCGGCGGCACGGAGACAGAAAATGTCTGATTCCAGTTGGTGCCAAAATTAAAGGCAGTATTGCCGTTCAAAATAGGCATAGATTTATACCCACATTCCGGTGATATAATTGCCTTGCGGGCCTTGGGGAACGGTCAGAACATAAACGCGGCTTTGCGGCGTGGAAGCGGGCGTTTCCGCCACGCCTGCCGCTGTTCCCGGCGCGCCGGTTTCTGTTTTGCTGATAGTGAAAGTGGCGGCGGCGCCGTCCTTGCCTGCCGGACCTGCTTTACCTTGCGCGCCATTTTGACCCGCCGGTCCCTGCTTGCCATCCGCCCCGTCTTTGCCATTGGCGGCGGCAACAGTGAAGGCGGCAGGCGGCACAGATGAGCCATCTGACAAAGTCTGCGCCAGCCTTAAATTGGTGATGGTCTGCCCATTGGCGGCAGATGAGCCGGTGCTCTCAACCGAAACTCCCGCGACAGAAGCCCCGTTTTTGCCGATAATGCCGTCTTTGCCTGCCGGGCCTTGCTGCCCGGGATTCATCAGCACCATCTGATCGCCGCAGATGGACAAGACAATCTGGCTGTCCGGCGCCATAATGGAATAATTGCCGGCGGTCAGGGTATAAGTGCCGCCATTGGCCGCAATGACCTGACCGCCCGGCTGAACAGTGTAATCCTGCCCGCTTGTATTGGTGAATATATAGCCGTCCACCGTATAATAATCAGTGTGAATCGGCTCGCCGAGCTTTAAATCAGCGCTCTGGCCGGTATCACCTTTATCGCCGGTGTCGCCTTTTTCCCCCTGCGGTATGCCCAAAGTATAAATGCGCTTGGAAGCGGTGGAATCAGGGCTCTCATAAACCTGAGGCACCGCTCCCGGCGCCAAAGCGCTTGCCCCGGACAGCATAATGGTGCCTGCTGCGCCCGCCGCTCCCGTAGCTCCGGTTTGCCCAACCGGCACTTTAATGATATATTTGCGGTTCTGGGCGGTAGATCCCGGCGCTTCTACTGCCTGCGGCTGTGAGCCGGCGGGAAGAGCCTGTCCGCCAATCAGCTCAAGCGTGGCGGCTGCGCCGGTTGCGCCTGTATCACCTTTAGCGCCTCCCGGCACATAGAGAATATATTTGCGGCTCTGCGGCGTAGAGCCGGCATCCTCTTCCACTTTGGCTGCTGAGTTTGCCGGCAGAGTAACCGTGGAGGTGAACTGCATTGTCCCGCCAAGCCCGGTATCGCCTCTTGCGCCCTGCACGCCATTCTGCGCCGTGATGGTGAAATGCTCGGTGAGCACAGTGCCGTCAGACAAAGTCTGCGCCATAGTGAGATTGGTGGAAGTGACCGTCGCCCCGACATTGATGGAATCCACTGTCAGCGCCACGGCGCGGACGGAAATGCCATCTTTGCCATCTGCCGGCGCATTCTGCCAGCCAAACACATCCGGCGACATGGCAACCGGCACTTGATTGGCCGCCGGAGCGGGAGCGCATTCCTGCCGCACCAGGTCTTTCGGCCGCACCGGAGGATTTTTATTATCGCCGCAAAACATAAAATCTGCTCCTTATACCCAATCCGCCGCGCTGTTTTGGCCCACAGGCGCAATAGTGCCGCGCCGATCGGTTCTTTACAAAGCTATTTTATGTCTCGGCTGTCGTTGCCGCTTGGGCTGCCTGCATTCTGGCGGCAAGCTGCTGCTGCGCTGCCTGCGAGCTCATTTGCTGCGGCTGAGGGCTTGGCACAATGCCGGGCGCATCCTGGCCCATCAGCGGCTGATTATCATCTTGAAAGCCCGCATAGCCCTGCGGCTGTTTCCGGGCGTCAGCCAGCGCCGCCTGCACCGGATTGTCCCAGCCGGCATAGGAATCAGGCTGAGCTTGCGGAGCGTTCTGAAAACCCTGAAGGTAATCGCTCGGCCCTTTATTTGCCGCAGCAGGCGCATTATTGCCTGTTTCTGCATTGCCTGCCGGCTGAACGCCGTTATATCTGGCGTCCCAGCTTTGGATAAACTCACCGGCATTGCGCGGATTGGTTCCCGCCACCAGATTATTGAGCTGATTTCTGGCAAGCGGCGCATTAGGGTTCTGCAGCAGGGCAATCGCTCCGGCCGGCCCTTGCTGCCACATCATATACTGCTCAGAGCCGGTCGGCGCGCGCCCCATTTTGCTCTGGAAATAAGCGGCATTCTCATCGGCATATTTGGCTGCGGCGGCATCCTGCTCCGCCGGCGAGGCTGTGCCGTAAGCGAGGCCGAGATGCCGCGCTGTGGATGCATAATCTGATAGCCGCCCCACGCACCCGATGGATTGCGGGCATTATAATCGCCTTTGGATTCAATCTGGCGAATGCGCGCCATCACTGCCGGATCAGCCATCAGTAATTAAATCCTTTATAGCCGTTGACTGCCATCATGCCGCTGGGGTTCTCATAACCCTGAACAATCGGGCTCAACTGGTCAGCGCCGCCGTTCGGCGTTCCTGCGCCGGCCAGAAGCTGCGCCTGCGCGCCCTGTCTTGGCGGATTAGCCGGCGGCACAGAAGCTAAAAGAGCGCCCGCTTTGCCGAGCCCCGCTTTCACCTTGCTCATAAGAGATGACCCCGCCGCCTGCTGTCCGCCGGACGCGTTCTGCTGCGCATTATTTGCCGCCAGAATAGTCTTTGCCGTCTGCAGCGGGTCGGGCGCGCCCGTTGCCGGCTGTGCTACTGTCTGTGCCTGTGGAGCAGCCGCCTGTGGCTGAGGGGCTTGCGCATCCTGCGGCGTTCCCGCGTTCAGCACAGTGTTCGCTGTCTGCATTGGGTCAGACAAGCCCATATAGCCGGTCGCCGCCGGCTTTGGCTGGCTCATAAAGCCTAAATAATAATCTGTGTCCATTTAATTCGCTCCTATTGCTGCCTTGCCGCCCAGGCATTGTTAAAAGCCTGCGGGCTGCCGCCATATTTGCCGGTATGCAGCGCCGCGGCCTGTTTCTGCCGCTCCTGAATAAGACCCATCCGCTGATTATTGAGAGCAATCGCCCGCTGGATTTTGGCATTCAGCACATCGGCTGAGTCATTATCGCTGATGCCGGCTGATAATTCCGGTGAGAGCTGCCCAAGAAGCTGTTTTACCTGCTGGTGCGCCATATTCTGCGCGCCTGAGGGATTGATTTTATCCTCAATGCCGGTCAGCGCATTGCCGAGCAGTCCGCCCATCGGCAGCGCGTTATTCTTGCCCATCTGCTCAAGCTGGCTCAATATGCCGGCGTCCTGCTGCGCTTTCTGATAATCGCCGCTGGTCTGGTTAATGAGATTAGCCGCTTCCGGCGACATGGAATTGCCATACATCGCCATTGTCTTGCTGAAATCATTCATCTGCTGCGGATTATTGGCGAGCGACAAAGCTTGGCCAAAGCTCATGCCGTATTTCTTTTGCAGATCCTCGGCTTCATCCGCGGCGTAAGGATTAAAGGCGACATTCCGCGAGCCGGCTAAAGCGCCCGCCGCGCCCATGCCCAAGGCCTCAATCAGTCTGGCTATCTTGCTGTCGCCGGGATCCTGCCGCGGGAAAGCTGCCGCAATCTGATTGCCTAATTGCCGGTCATCATCACTCGGCTGATAGCTCATAACCGCCTGCGCTGCATTATTCACTTTATCATTAAAGCTGCTGCCTGCCGCGGCGCCCAATGCCCCGCCGGCTGCGCCTCTGCCTACCGCTCTCGCCGTATCCTCTGCCATTACACTCGCGCCGCTCCTTATCTTTTTGGCTCCCGCCATCTCGCCGGCAAACTCGCCCGCATTCTGCAGCCGCCGCGCATATTCCGCCAAATCCGCGTCTTTGGTCAGATCCAGCGCCCGGTTCTTGAAATATGGAGCAGCCCATCTTGCACCGGCTCTTGCTCCTTCCAGTATGGCGCCAAGCTTTGGATCAAAAGCCGTCACGGCTGCATTGACGGCATCAACGCCTGCTCCTCCTTTATTGCCTATAGCGCCTAAAGCTTTACCGGTTTTGCTCTGGCTTTCCTGCATTGCCTGCTGCGCGGCTTTCTGCTGCGCTTCCGTGAGTGCGCTCTTTGGGTCAATGCTGAAATCACCTTTAGCCGCCCGAGCCTGCACATCCTGCAGCGCCGCCACCTGCTCCGGCGACATGGAGCCGAAAGCGGAATCGCCGCTGATATTCGGCGCGGCAGACTGCTTATTCTCCATCCGCGGCACAGCCCCGCGCATAAATGCGCCCTGCGCATTCATCTCAGCATCTGTGCGCGGCGCGCCTGTTCCCGTCTTGGCGTCATTCATCGTCCCGCGTGTCAGGTCCGCGCCGGTGGGGGAATTGCCTGTCCCCATATTATCCCAGTTGCCCTGTGCCATATCGCGATAAAGCTGCTGGGCTTCCGCTAAAGTCAGTTTGCCATCACCCACCGCCTGATTAAGCGCCGCGCCAATGCGCCAGGCAGTGCGCTGGTCAGGCAGGTCATCGGCTTTATTTATCGCCGCATTTTTGGCGACCGTGGCCTCGCTTGCTCCGCCGCGCGCTGCGCCTGCTTCGCGCCCATAAAGCGCCATGGAGTTATTGCCCCATTGCGAGCCGCCGGGCTCAAAAGAATCCTGCATTTTAGTCCAGTCGCTGAGCCGTCCGATGGCCTCCCTCGCATAAGGCTGATAATTGGGATTATTCTGCCGCTCCAGCTCTGCAATATAATCACCAGTGGCTTTATCGCGCAGCGCAGCCAGATTTTGATTGCCGGGCGCCATCTTGGCAGCTTTGGTGAGCTGGTCAGCCTGCGCTTTCATGCCTTTCAGCCTGTCCTGATTGGCCTGCATCAGATTGGCGAAAGTGCGCTCAGGGTCGCCGCCGGTCTTGCCGCCTTTGCCGTCCGGCAGATTAAACAGGTCATTGAACACGCCGCCGGCCACCGGATCATTAGGATGGGTAGCTGTTACATAATTATAACGGTCATTGGTCATCTGACCGAGCAGATCACCTTCCATATCTTTGGCTTTGCCGGCAAAATCACCGCCCAGCGCATCCTTTAGATAAGGCAGAGCGCGATTCACCACATCAGAATAAGGCGCGCTTTGGCTGTGTCCGTAAGAAGCCTGTCCATTATCGGCGCCTGCTGTATTTGCCGTGTCTGCGGCTGCTTGCGCCGCTTGACCTCCTGCATTAGCTGAATTTGTCGCCTCCTGCGGAGCGGCGTTTGGCTGCCCTTGTTTAGCCATCTGCGCCTGCACATCGGCCTCGGTTGGCTGGCGGTAAGGCTCACTGCCGGCAAAGGCATTGTCAGAAGCCTGCGCTCTCTCATCATAAGCGGCATCACTTGCTTTCTGCGCCGCTGAATTGGCATCCCACAAGCGCTGCCGCGCCGCCGCGTAAGCGGCCTGATTCTGCGGCGTGGGGTTATTCATCACCGCCTGATAAGCTTGGTCATGTGCCGCCTGCGCATGCGCCTGCTCAGCCTGAATATCCGCGACAGACGGCGAGGCCGCCTGAGGCGCGGCATTTGCCTGCGCACTTTGTCCCTGTTGCTGGGTAAATCGGTCTGGCATGCCGCCCACCGGCGCCTGCGTCCCATAAGGCGCATTAAGTTCATCCGCGCTCAAGGGCCTGCCCGGCATATTCGGCCCCAAGACATCCGCCGGATTTACCCGTATCGGCTTGCCGTCATCGCCAAGCGGGATTTTAGATTTAGGCGCCCGCGCTGCTCCCAAAACACCGAACGGCGCAGCCCACACCGCATTTTTACCCGCTCCCTGCCACGACAGCGGCGCATTGTAATTGCCCTGTTGCTCTTGAGTTGCCTCATTAGCGAGCGGGGTTATAATGCCTGCGCCTGTCCCCATTGCGCTGCCGGTTCCGACTATTGCCTTCCCCCAAGAAGCCAGCTTTTGCCCTCCCGTGAATAGATTTTTAGCTATAGCGGGCACTTCGTCATAAGCTCCCGGCAACTGGGCGGCAATTCCCAATGCTGTCCCTGCGCCGGATGCCCAAGGATGCTGTTGCTGTTCCTGCGCAGTGGTGAGCGTGGGAAGCTGAGGGATTTTGTAAGCAGTTGTTCCGTCCGCGCGGCGCCCGGTCAGATTAGCGGCGGCAATGCCCAGATTTGGCAGGCTGTTGACTGTATCGGCATAAGAATGGGTAAAGGTGTTAAAAGCCGGCGTTTCCTGCTCAGAAAGAGCGAGCGCCTGCGGTGTGGGTCTGTCTGTTTTTCCTGAAATCTGGTCATAATTAGACTGAATGATAGGAGCTTGCTGCTTCAGAAAATTATTGATGCTGTCTGCCGCTCTTGTCCAAATTGAAGCGGTTTTTGCCTCTTGCGCCGCCTGTGGGTCAGCATCCGGCTTGCCCGGCTGCGCGCCTTGGCCGCTGTAAGCCTGATTATAGACATCGGCATAAGTCGGCTGGGGAGCGGGGATATTGGCGCTTTGCGCCACTTGCGGGCTTATCAAAGCCTGAGTCTGGGGAGCCGCCGGCGGCTGAGTATCAGCGGGACTGTCCGCCGGCGGCTGTGGCTGCGGGTCATTGGAGAGACCCAATATCTCATTTAATCCTGCAAGAAGAGACATATAAAAACTCCCGCTGAAATTGCCGTCAGCGAGAGTCTAAAATAAAATTCAGTTCTGAACGATAAGCTTTATTTGAACAGAGAATAAAGCCCGTAAAGTATCACACCATAAGCAATGCTATCCTGCAAATTCCGCTCTTTTTCTCTGTCTCTCGCCACCAATATCTGAGCCGCTTTTTCAGCGTCAGACAGCGGCGCAGGCGCGACATAGCGGGGGGCGGACGCAGAATATCTCCGCACTGGCTGGGGAGCAGAAGGAGCAGCAGTATATGAAGGATAAGAAGGCACAGAAGGATGAGCAGGAAAAATGCGTTTTTTCAGTCCATTATACAGAACGGCAAAAATAATGGCGAAAACAGCCATTAAAAGCAGAATGCCACCGGCAATAATTCCCATTTCTCGCGACCTTTCGCCCCTCATTCCCCCTCTGTTGATAATATAGCAAACGCGGGCGCGTATATAAAGGGGCATTGTGATATATTCAAGGCGCGCGCCGCCCATTTGCGGTTAAGCTCTCGGCACGCCGCTGACATGAACCTCCAGACCGAGCGTTCTGAGGGCTTTGCCTAAAGTGGCGATGCGCGGATTGCCGCCGGCTTTAAACTGCTGATAAATTGTCTGGCGATTCAAACCGCTCTGCGCCGCAAAAGCTGCCACACCGCGGGCTTTGGCAATATCGCCGATTGCCATAGCTATATCCTCAAGATCACCGCTTTCCAGCGCAACTTGCAGATATTCCTGTCTGTCTTTAGGCGTTTTCAGGTAATCTTGGATATTGAAGGGTTTTGTTTTGAGAGCCATTTATTCCTCCTTCGCCATTTCTTTGGCCTTGGCAATGTCGCGGCTCTGTGAGCCTTTATCGCCGCCGCAGAGCATGAGAATGATTATAGCCGATGAGCGAGCCTGCGAGCGAGACAAGGCGGAAACGGTGCCATCGCCACGCCGAATATAATACAGGCGATAGCCTGCCCCAAAGTGAATCCGCGCCTCATAAACGCCATCACCCACCGGTTTCACATCGCCGAAATTCGCTTTTTCAAATCGCCTGATGCGAAACAGAATCTGCTTCTGGGCAATAGCATCACGCAGGCTGCTGAGCCATTTATCAAATGTTTCAGTGGTTCTGACTTTAATTATTGCGCTCATGGCAATCATAATAGCCATTTTTAGCCATAAATCAATCATAATAGACAAGAAAGGCAAAGTAAAAGCCGCCTCATTCCAATAAGAAGTGAGGCGGCTTAACGGGGGACAGATTTGCGCCGGCTTCACAAAATTCCGCCTCCTGCCAATAATCCCGCCAGACCTGACATCAGCGCGCCGCCCATGCCGACGCTGCCCGTCCCCTTACTGGAGCCGGTGGCGTGGGTGGTCGCGGTGCCGTATGGCGCGGCGAAAGTGTTGGTGGCGGCGCCCAAAAGCCCAAGCCGCTTCCATGGCTGCATCTGCTGCTCATTGAACATTTGCTGCTTGGCGGCGTCCTGAAGCTGCTGCAGCCCGGTGGTGAGCATGCCGGCTTTAATGCTGCTGTTGGCCAGATTGCCGAGCGTATTGTTATAGCCCTGCTGCTCCTGATTGAGGAGTCCGCTGGCGCCCATCTGCTGCTCCACGCCTTTATTATACTGGTCAGAGAGGGCGCTGGTCGCCGCCTGTCCCATGGCCGTGCCGAGCTGCTGATTCTGCGCCGCTGAGCTTGTCCCCTGCGCCGCAGCAGAATTGCTGACCTGATTGCTGACATTGCTGAGCGTGTTATTGAGCTGCTGCTCAAAATAGGGATTGGTCTGCCCCGGATCGGCATTGGCGATTTTGGTGAGCGCGCCCTGCGCGAGCGGGCCCTGATTAGCCAGATTCTGCGCCGCCTGCGAGAGAATGCCCTGTCCTGCTTGTGTCTGTCCCGATAACTGCCCGGGCACGCGCTCGCCCTGATAAACCTGTGAGCCTTGACCGCTCTCATAGGCGTTCAGCGCATCACTGGCTCCGGTGTGATAATTCTGCGCCGCCCAGTCCGCGGGATTGGCGGTATTGGTGGTGTCCGAGACGGAGGACTGCGATGTTTTCTGCTTGCTGGACATGAGCCCGCTCCTTATTCGCCTTTTTCCGCTTTGACTTTGCCCGCAACCTTTACGCCGATGGCTTTCGCCGCTTTTGGCTTCATGCCTTTTTCCTCGTATTCGCGGGCTACATGATCCTCCAGCTTTTCAAAATTAGAGACTTTCGGCCTGCCGTTTTTGCCCGGCTCTTTAACTGTGCAGCTCATCGCCTAACTCCTTCCGCCAGTTATAGCTTTCCAATGTATAGCCGAGCTTGCCGTTCTGCAGGGCGTAGGCCGGCTTGGTGGTGGTCTCTATCGCTCTTGCGCCGGTGGCTCTGGCAAAGCGCTCAAAAGCCTCAGCGCAATCGGTATAGACGGAAAGGCGGCCCATATAAGCCATAATACGCAGCGTGCCGCCGGTTTCCGGCGCATAAAGAATTGAGCCAGCCCAGATTTCTCCGCCGTTTTTATCTCCGGCAAGCTCAATGAACGCGCCGCCTTTCTGCTCGCCCGCGCGCAATGCGGCGAATGCCTGTTCCGCCGCGCCGCAATCCGGGCGCTTCTCATAAAAGGCGCAGAGGTCTTTGATAAAATTAGCCAGCACGGCTTTAGCCTGCGCCGGCAGGACTGAGACCAGATACGGGTCTTGGAATATCACGGAATCAATCGGATAAAATTTAATCATAACCTCTCACCATGCCTTCTGAATAAAACCGGTTGAATGCTGGCGCGTCTGCACGCCCACCAGCTTATCGCGCTCTGACTGCAGGCTCGCCTGCGCGATGGCCATGCCGTCCTGATCACGCAGATAATTCTGATAAAGCAGGGTCAGCGTATAATATTGCATAAAGCTCAGATATTTATCTTCCAGCATGGCGCAGTCAGGGTCAGAACAGCCGGCGCCGGAGAGAACGGCGCTCATTTTGGCCTCCATATCCTCATTCGGCGCGGGATAAACCTTTAAAACGCCGCCGAAAAACTCATAGAAAAACGGAATGGAAAGCGGCGTATAAGGGGCTTTAAATATATCTGTCTCATTGACGAGAACACGGCTCATATTGATCCAGATCGTGCCGTAAAGCACTTGCAGCCGCAAAATATCAATCACATCGGACAGACCGGGATTATCGCTGTCAGAGGTATATTCCTCTTTGGCGCGGCGGAACCGGATCTTGATGGCGCGCGCCGTGTTCATGCTGAAATTCTCGCGCGGCAGATTGCGCAGAGCCTCGGCAAAGCAGGCGCGGATTTCCTGATGATAAGTGCCCTGCGTGTCGCGGAGCTGCAAATCACAGAGGCGGTAAATTTCCAGCAGTCCAAACATGAAAGTAATCCTTGTTTGCTGAGATTGCCGCCGCGCTTCCGGAGAGAACAGCGCAGCGGCAATTTATTAGCCTAAAACAGCTCGCGGGCGGGTGGCATATAGGCGATAAGGTAAGTGGCGGCCGCTGTCGCCGAGACAGTAATCTTAGTTTCAGTAGCCAGAAAGCCGCCTTTTTTGACATTGGCGCTGACATCATTGCCGTCGCCGTCAGAGGCAGCCATAATCGGCGTTCCCACTGTGGCGATGTCCAGAATATAAGTGCCGGGCAGGAAATGCCCGCACGGCACCTCAGCGCCATCGCCTTTGAGATCCACGCGAATGCCCTGCACCTCAGAGGAATAATTCTGAAATGCCGAGCCGGTGATGGGGAGCAGTTGTTCAGCCATGATTCACAATTCCTTTCCTTACGCCACATTGCCGTTGGGAGCGGCGATCGGCTTGGTTTTGCGCCCTGCGGCGACATTGTTCTGCACCGGAACGGCGCCGCTAGTGTTGGCGTCATCATCGGCATAAGTGGACAGCACCATGCAGGCGAAATCCGGGCGCGCCTCCATAGTGGGGATAGCGCCCTCGCGGTTGAATACGGTCTTTTTCATGCCGTAAATGCGCTTGGCAATAACCGCGGAGCGATTGCCGCCGTCAATCGTGGCGTCCATGAAAATGTCCACCCTATCATTTTTGCGGTCAGTGGAGGCGCGGGCATACATCATCGCCTGCGCGCCGCAGAATATAGCGCGGCGGGTATTAGGCAGCGGATTGCCGGAGCTGTCCACACCCTGGCAGACATAGCGCGAGCGCACCAGCAGCGTGTCGTGGTAAATGCCGAGAATGCCGCCAAAGATCGGGTTGCTCTTATCCTGCCCTTCGCCCATATAGGCGTATTTGGTGATTTCCGTCCACTGCGCGTCGGTGCGGAGCTGCTCCTCCTGCGAGGGATGGACAAACATAATGTAGCTCGCGCCTTTATACAGGCCCTCAATGCGGCCAAAGACCGGATTGGCGATCTGCGCTTTCTTGACCATAAAATCAATCATCGGCAAGGTGAGCTTGTCATTGGCGGTGAGCTTATCCTCGCTGCTCTGATTGGCCGCATACCAGCGGTCAGCGGAGGGCGGCTGAACGGGATTCATGCCCATATAATCGCCGCCATTCATAATATACTGCGCCTCGCGCCCGTCCACATAAATGGTCTTGCCGGTATAGCCGGACATCTGGACAAAAAAGCCGATATTGAAATTGTCCTTATTCTGCTGGAGCATATTGGCGCGGGCATTTTCCAGCAGATTGAAGGATACGCGCTGCTGCATGATGGTGTTGTCATTGGGCGCGACAAACGGATACTGCACCTGATCCACCCGCAATTTGTCAGCGGCATAGAGCACATTCTGCAGCTTATCCATCACCGAGACATCGCCGACCACGCCCTGTCCGACATTTTTATAGCGCATCGGGATAGTCAGCTCATCGCCTTTGCCGCGCTGCAGCTCCTCCTTTTCGGTGATGAGCTTGTCCTCGCCGCCGATAAACGGGGCAAAGTCTAAAGTGGAATCCATTTCCTTGACCAGATCTTCCGACCAGTCTTTGACTGTGTTCCAGTCATTTGTGCCGATAAGCGTTAAAGCCATTGTTCATTTCCTGTCCGTAAATGGCGCGACCCTTTTGCGAACTTTTGCAGGCTAAGCCTGCTTATGCCTCGGTCTAATAGCCCAAAGCCTTTTTATAGGCCGCGACGCCTTTCTCTTTGCGGATTTTCAGGCGCTCCTCCGAGGTCAGGCGGCCGCGGCTGGCATCATCGCTGTCCGGCGATTTGCGCGCCATTTTCTGCACTCTCTCGGCATCGGGATTGGCGTCTGCCGGCTTACAGACTTTAGCCGGAGCTTTGCCGTCCTCATTTTCAGCATCCGCTTCCGTCACATCTGTGTCCGGCTTGCCTTGCTCATCTGTGTCGGTCTCCTCGCCGGTCAGCACTTTTTTCGGCATGCTGATATTATCGGGCATTTTGCCTTCCTCGGTCACCTGCTTGGCTGCCTCTTTTGCCTCAGCCGGTTTCCAGCCGCCTTTAATGGCAATCTGATAAACCGCTTCCGCCGGATTCTGCCCATGCTTGCGGGCGGCGCTCATGAAATTCTCAAGGTCATCATCCAGCGCCTTAGTGATTTTGTCGTCATCATAGCCGGCATCTTTCCAGCGCTTGAACTCACCCGAGCGGATGAATTTTGCCGCTTCCAGCACCGCGTCTTTATTTGGAGCCTTTTCCAGCGCGTCGTTCCAATAAGCGATATTGTCCTTGCGGCTTTTGCTTTTGGCTGCCTTGGCATCCTCATCGGCAAAGCGCTTGCCATAGCCGCCAAGTGCCTCTTCGCCGCGGCCGAGCCTGTCCTCTTGGTCGGCGATAATATCCAGCACCGGCAGCAGCGCCTGCGCCACCGGATTATTATGCGCATTGCCGAGGACAAAGGAGAGCCGCTCTATCGCCTCCCTTTTGCTCGGCTTGTTTTCCTGTTCCGCCATTTGCAAATGCTCCTTTGCTGTTTAACTTTAGAGAGGCTTAACTATAAAGCGGCTGGGGCTGCGACATAGCCTGCGTTTTGGCAAGCTCTGTCTGCGCCCTCAGCGCCGTGTCCTCGCGGCGCGCTTCCACTTCCGCCATTTTGACCTGATTATCCTGCGCGCTGTCATTCGCCTGCGCCTGAATTTTCTGCTGCTCAATGCCGAGCTCCGCCTGTTTAATCTGCGCCTGTGTCTGCGCCGCCTGGCTCTGAGCTGCGGCGGCTTGGCTCTGCCCCTGCGCATTATTTGCCTGCCACTGATCCAGCACTATGCAGGCTTTATTGACAAAATCCGCCGGCAGCGGCGAATAGCGCAGCATCAGCTTGACCAGATCCATCGGGCAGCCATTGCCCACCCACTGCATGGCAATCGGCGTGAGCTGAGAGATATAGGCGAAAGTCTCCTGCTTCTCATCCATGGTGTTAGGAACTTCATCCACCACCACATCATATTCCAGATTAGCCACGCTTGCCCGCGCGAACTGCACATACTGCGCCTCATCAGCGTCATTGATGCGCATCAGCACCCCGTTGGGGATAAAATTCTGGATAATATAGCCGAGTCCGCGGCCCAGCTCTATCCGCAGCCGGCGCAGATTGTCATAAACCTCTGTCAGCACATTCAGCGTTGAGCGCTTGCGGGTCTCCTCCAATATGCCCGGCTGGTCGCGGTCCGTGGTGCCGAGAAACTCCGGGGAAATGCCCATGCCCTCCGGCACCGCCTCTTTCGCCGCAGCAAAGATTTCTTTCATGCCCTCGGGGATTTCGCCCAAAGGCTTTGGCTTGAATTTGTCAATATTGCCTTTTGGCACCCAGATGATGCTGTCAGATTTGCCCCAGTCGCGCTCAAACTTTTCCGGATTGGGGACGGCGCCTTCCTCCACAATAATGCCGCCTTTGGACTGGCTGAGCATAGTCTTGTTCATCATGGAAATATACTGATTGATGAACATCTGGGCGTCCACGGCATTGCGCACCAGCCCATAATAATCCTTTTCCGTCTCGGAGCGATAGCAGGTCAGCGGAAACCAGCCGAATGTGCCGGGCTTGCATAAAGGCTCATCCGGCGCGTCCAGAAAGCCATGCGAGCCAAAGAAAGCGCGGCGGGTTTTCGGTTTATGCCGTTTCACCGCGCGGATAGCGGGGTTCTGCTTCCTGGCCTCTCTGTATTCATCCGGCGAATATACCGCCCATGAATCAGCGTCCAGCCAGTATTCCTCGCCCTGTTCCAGCCAGCGCGCCTCCAAGAGCCAGACTTTCTCATCATCACCGTCCGGCTCATCGGTCTGCTCGCCTGCTCTCGGCCAGATGCCGCGCGCCTGCAGGGTCAGGTCGCCAACAGTATTTTTGTCAGCGCTGACGCCGCCCTCAAAGCCGAAATCGCCGCGGTCTCTGCCCGGGAACATTTTCTGCAAAGTGGAGATATGCTGCCGCGTCAGGCGGAACATAATGCGGGAATCGCTTAAATTCGTCCGCACCGCATCAGCGTCAAACAGCATTTCCATCGGATTGATCCGCCGGGCATAAGGCGCGCCTTTCGGATCATCATCAAATGACAGCGAAACCTCAAGGCAGCCTATGCCGCCAATGACGCAGTCCTTGAACACATCGCTCGTCTCGCTGTCCAAATTGCTCTCATCGGCAAACCACACTGAAGCCGAGCTCAGCATTTCACCGGAAACTGATTTATCCACGGAGCGGGGCGAAAAAGTGATTTTGCGCTTGGTGTTGAGCTGCTGTCCGAGCACCGCATTGATATATTTGGCAATCATATTGAATTCAGCGAGCTTGGTGTCCGCCGTATTGACCGCCATCTCATTGATCGCCTTCCAAGCATTGCCCTCATAAACGCCCCAGGCTTTGCGCGCCGCGTCCCAGCGCTTCAGCGCCGGCTGAAGGGCCGCCTGATAGCGCCGCGTCAGCGTATGATAAAGCCTGTTATCCTCGTAAGGGTTATAGTCGCTCATCAGCCTGCCTGATTTCCGGTTGCGAGCAGAGAATAAAATGAAAATCAGTTCTGAATAATCTCTTTAATAAAGCGCGGAATAAAAAACGGAATTTCCGCATAAAAAAGAGAGGCAGGCGGTCGCATATCCTGCCTCTCAGACGCTGTTTTATGCCGCATATCGGTTCTTTACAAACCAATGCCCCACTGGTTCTGATCGCCCCCAAGCCTCAGCGCGTCTGTCTCTCGCCGCTTGAACTGCTCCATGCTTTCCACCGCCTCCAGCACAAACGGCACCAGCCCGAAAGCGTCCGCAGCGTCTGAGTAAGTGTGGTCTGGCGTGGATGTCGGCAGATTATTCACTATTTTCGGCGCATAATGGCTGAGATTGCTGATAAGCTGCTTCACCCGTTCTGCGCTTCCACCGCCCATATTGAAGCGAATCCGCCCGAAAGCCGTCCGAGTGGCGATGATCCACTTCAGCGCGGCACCCGGGCCCTGATTGGGGATAATCTCTGTGGCAAAGCCCTGCGCATCCAGCACCTGCTGCGCCGTCTCCAGCGTGGTGTAGCCGCGTCTCGCCGCGCCGTCATGCGGCAGATAGCATTTCGCAGCGGCATAGCCGTTTTCCAGCAGACAGTTGCCGTAAAAATCTATCGCCTGTCCGGCGCCGGTGAAAAAATCCACCACATTGACCTTATAGCGCCCGTCCTGATAATCCTTAATCACCTGAAACACTACCACGTCCATCAGGTCATTGAGGCCCAAATCCCAAGTGGCATAGAGCGGCGCCGCAGGATTGAAGGCGTAAGTCCCCATGCGCCCGTCCTCACGGCATTGTCCCAGACAGCGCGAGTAATACGCGCCTTTGGTGAGGCTGCGGAAACGCCCGAGATAAATATTGGCGAAATCATCCGGATCCATCTCATCGCGCTTCTGGTAGATAATCCGCCTGTTCAGCTCACTCAAAAAGGGATTATCCTCATAAGTGCCGAATATCACGCCAATGCGCTTTTGCGGGCAGATGAAGCTCTTGTAAAGATTATCCTCCGCTGTTTTGCCATTCGTGCCGTCTATCGCCTTCAGGAACATTTTGGCGCAGGGAGTGTCCTCTGTGGAGGGATTGAACAGGTAGTGAATGCCCATCCCTTCGCCGTTGCGGATGGTCGGCTCAAAGAAATCCAGCCCTTCCTGTGTGCATTCATCAGCTTCATCAACGCCACCGAGAAACGCCCCTGAAACACCTTTCAGGCTGGACGGGTTGATATTGGTGCCGCGGAACACAAAGCTCACCTGTCCGCTCAAGCTGCGCAGATAATTGCGCCCGCAGATAAAGCGCTGCCCGAGCACAGGATAATCATCCATCACCTGCTTGCACTCGGCGAGCATAGATTCCGCCAGCGAGTTCTGCGCCGCGCGCGCCGCCAGCACTACGCCGGCTTTGCCATCAGACTGCCAGCGCAGCGAGGCGATAAGCGCCTTCAGCGCGAAGGAATAGCTCTTGAAGGTCAGGCGTCCGCCATAGAGAAACCAGCGATCCACCGGCAAGCTGAAATCCAGCAGCGGGAGCGCCTTTTCCGGCATGGCAATATCACATATCTGCGCCATCATCCTTTTTCTCCGCTTTCCCGATGTTAAGAATTAAATCGCCGGACAGCCCTTTTGCCGCCTCGCGGCTCTCCAGCCCCAGCCTTTTGGCCAGAAGCTGACAGGCTTTCAGCCGCTCCCGCTGCATTGGCGGCGCCGCGATAATCTGCCCCTCGCGCCTGATGATTTCCGCCGCGCCGAGCGCCACCGGCGACAGCTCGCTAAACTCCAGCGCGCGGCCGTCCACATCGGCATAATCCTGCGCATCCACCAGTGCTAAGCACAACAGCCGCTTATAGACGGCAATGCCATTGGCGGCGTCTCCCGC